ATGGCAAAACTGAATTTCAACGTGCGCGGCTTCATGTACCAGTCAGGCATCGATTGTCTTCGAGATAGTTTTGCCGCAGCCGCCAAGGGTATCCAAGATCAAATACGGGAAGAGTCGGAGGCTTGGGACAGCCAGTCTGGCGACTATGCGGAGGAGCCTCAGTGCGCGGAGGACGGATCAACGCTCTTCGATCCAGGGGACATCTATAGCTATAAGATGGAGGTCCTGCAGGAGGCTTATGCAGAACTCCGGAAGGCATTCGCTATCACGATCTATCATTACTGGGAACGTCGGCTCCGGGTATATGCCAACCTCCCTAATGGAAACCATAAGAAGCTGACGGCGGCATCAGAAAGCCTCGGCTATGCGATACCTCCCGAATTCGCCCGGGTACATCGCCTCGCAAACGCTCTGAAGCACAACAACGCAGAGTGCTTGAACAAGCTGCACCTCGTTTGGCCGGAAGTCAGCGGCGTCTTGTTTAAGGCTGAGGGGAACCGCGACTGGTACTCGGGGATAGAGCTCGACGACGACGCCGTTTACCATCTGCTCGATCTGACCAAGTTAGCGGGACCATCGGTCAAGAAACTAGAGAGTGAACCGAAGAGCCTTGCAACGACTCCCTGTTCCTGACGTCGCGTAAAAGACTCCGCTTGACTCTGATCGCTACGAGAACAAAATAGGAACAAATTCGTTGACGCGGATAACATTCCTATGGAGGCTCTGATGGCTCAGCAACTCGCACTCGACATCCCCATCGTTAAGACTGACACCCAGTCACCCGAGTCGGTCGATCTGGCCGTATCTGTACTCAAGGCAGCAGGCGGGGATCCACTCGTTGCGATCCGCTCTCTGCTCGCCGACGCCGATTTCCTCAGGGACCAGCTCTGGATCGCATCCAGCCTGATGTCCAAGGGAATCGGTCGAGGCTGGAAGCCGCAATACGAGCGGGTCTCGTGAAACACCGCCGCGGCATCGACATCGTTCGCGATGGCGCCGATGTCGGCTATACCGTCGGCGAAGGCAGCCGCCGCGGTGGATCCGAGCCGCCTGAGGCTCCATACCGTGTCGAAGTCTGGTCGGACGCGCCTGAGGCTGGCGGCCAGCTCTTGGAGACGATATCCCGCTCGACCGTCTTCGCGGTGTCCGTCGCCGCTCTCAAGGCAGCCGTTCGCGAGCGTCCAGGGAAAGTCCTCGTCCATCTGAATCAGCGGCACCGTATGACGATCGCGCTTGCCCCGGATCCACCTGTCCCGGAGTCCAGGCGGCCGCTCCTCAGTTGGGGTCGGCCGCCGAAGAAACTCTTGATCGACTTCCTGAATGGTACTTCCTCGTCGGCACCTGTCCTTCATGCCGCAGGAGTGGCCCTGTCGAACGCAGGGATGTGATCCGAGTGCTCGGACGGAAGGCCATCCTCAAAGCGATCCCCGCCAAGCTGAGATGCCAAGGCTGCACGAACAAGGTCGGCAACAAGATGGTAGCGAAGAAGCTGCCGCGCTGAACTCACGGATATCTCCGCGAGTACGATCGCACTCTCTTAACTGTTCCTGGAGATCTGGGGCTCCCAAACGAATCGGGTCCGTGTACCGATGATGTCCCGAGTTCAGAAGGAGTGCCGCGAATGACGATCTTTACCTCCCGCGATCCCGCTGCCCGCGCTGCAGGCGAACTCACCCTCCTCCTCGGCGGCCTCGCGTCGACCATGTCGGCCGCTCACGCTGCAGGCAAGCGCGCAGCCGATGAGCGCAAGGAGCGCCGCGCTGCATATCAGTATGCCACCGAGCTGATCGAAGCCCGAGGTCGTGCTGATGATCTCGGCCGCGTTGCTATGCGAGCCGTCCGTCATGTCGCATCTCTGGAAGCCGAAGTCCGCCGTCTTCGGGTAGCTCTCAGCCAGCGCCAGGCACATATCGATCGCAATCGTGGAGCTGCCTGATGAATCCGAAGACAGATCTCTCCGATGAAGCGATGGCGGTGCGCTGGGGGCATGTCCTGAACGAGATCCCTGAGCTGTGGGACGCCCTCAGGAAGTTCGAAATCGAAAACCGCCCGGCGGTGGTTGCGGGCGGCTTCAACGTGAAGTCCGACGTGATCTCAGTGAACCGTGGGTCCAGGGGTATGCTTCGGTTCAAGGTTGGGAACGCCCGGAGCATGGAACAGCTCGCGGAAGTGCTTCGCGACTAGCTGCCGCTTCCACTCTTCATAGTCTTCTTCATCAGCGCTCGCGGTCGACAGGACTGCGGGCGCTTCTGCTTCGGGTCGAGGTTTGCGATATGCAGGCTGGACGCTCCGAGCCTGAAGGCTCCTTGCACACGCTGCCTCCGTAGACATCCCAAGCAAATCGAGATCCTCGTCGGAAAGGTTGAGGAGCCAGTCCTGGCCCTCGAGGTCGAGCACAGATAGATCCATCGTCGATCGTGTGTCCTCGTCGGCCCGGGCGTAGGCTTTGACGACATCCGCAGGCGACATTTGCTCCATGATGGCATCTATCGCTTCTTCGGTTTCGCGAGCGGATCTTGCCTCATCTTCGACGTCGCCCGTGCTGATGTTCTCAAATCCTCCCGTCTGCGGTGGCGACGCGAGCCCAAGGAATCTCAGCAGCGGGCCGAAAATTGCGGCAAGCCACACGAATGGATTCAGTAGATCCAGTAGCGATTTCGGTTTCGTTTGCATTCGACATCTCCTGTTGTGTTGACACCAGGATCTCGTCGTCGGCCGAAACCGACAAATGGCGAAAGCGCCGGCGGAAAACTCACGGACAAATCTGTGGACATGGTGTGTGATTTCCTGATGTCGTTAAGCTAAGCAATTGTTGACAATAGGTTTTCTTGTGCGCCCCCTTGCATGTGTCCTGAGTTGGACACACCATTTCCTCAACGGCGAATGTTTGTCGAGGAGTACTAGAATGGAACTACAAATCGAAATCGAGCCGCAGTCGCGTGGCGCTTACTACCGTATGCCAGTCGGCGAAGTCGTCGTCGCATTCCGCGATGCCGAAGCCTTGCTCGCCTCCCACGGCACCACGCGTGACCAGGCCGCTGCCGAACTGGGACTGTCGCCAATAACCCTGAAAGCCTATTCGCGCGGTGGCGCTACTGTGTCACATCGGACGATTCCTGCCGAGACGCTCGACCGGATCCGGGATCTGGCAGTGGACGCATACTGGCGCGCTGCAGCGTGGCCGTACCGCATCAAAGTCGGTGGCGTGGAAGCTTATCTGACGCCCGTGTACACCGCGCACGACGACACCGGGCTGGTACGCGACAGGCATTCGCACCCGCTCCGTATGCGCGAAGTCGCTGACAAGCTCGGCGGCAGCGTCAGGGTGACTTGGTCGGTTAATCCGCGCGTGACCGAAGTCCCACCTCTCGATGCCGCCGCCGCTCTCCGGAGCCGCTGGCGTGTCGGTGCCTGGCAGCTTCGCGATCAGTTTGAGCACATCGGACGTTCCGATGCGGATACTGTCCTCTGTGAGCTCGCTGACTGCTGCAGATATACGCTCTGGACGCTCAGCACCGAATACAAGGCGTGGCAGACGCAGGTCACGACATCAATGGTCGAGCGTCTCGAAGCGGCTGTCACGGATATCGAACTCGGCGACGAGATTCAGCCTTGGGAATCCGCTGTAGTCCGGGCGATGGCAGATCTGGAGGATTTCTGAGATGGCGCGCGTGATGAGAGACACGACTGTCGAGGCGCTCGCTAAGAAGCTCTTCGAAACGTGCGGGACTTCCTGGCTCGACGACAGCTACCTGCAATGGTCGGCCGCTGTGAGGGCGTGGTCTGTAGGCTCAACTCGTCCGCTGCATGAAGAAGACCGACAAGCGATCGTTTACGCGATCCAGAGGCTCGATGATGCCGAGATGGAGAGAGTTAGGGGCATCGAAGCTGCAGAGGACGCGGAGAGAGAAGCGGCTGCGCTAGATAGCCTCAACGGCGTTCGATGGTTGAAGCATGGCTGGGATTGCGAGCAGGATTGTCTCGTTACTGAGTACGCCCTCGAACGGCAGTCCGGGACGGGTTGGTATCGCGAGGGGTCAATCGACGAGATCGAGGCGCGCGAGAATGCGGGGCAGCGGGAGCTGTTCTGAGACATAAAAGGCCCCGAGAAATCCCTCTCGGGGCCTTTGTCCATCCTCAGATGGTACTTGAAGCTGTGCGTCTTATCATATCCCATATAGACCCGGTACCGGGTGCGCTAATCGCGGGACTTCAGAGAAGCTGCCTCGTCCGCGACACCAGATGATAGTGTGTGTCGGCGGAGCCGAATGCAAGATAGGAGCATTTATGTCGAACGAAATGAACAGACTAATCCAGCGAGGACTTAGTCCGTTGACTGCGATGTTCGTTGTGGAAGGGAAACGCGATGAGGAATTCGAGGTAACGCTTGCCGATGTAGAGAAGCAGTGCTGTAAGTGGACCGAAACCCTTGAAAGGCCGCCGTCCGATCTGAAGGCTGAATGGGATCTGGATCGGGCACATTTCTATCTGGCACACGATGGAGAACATCCTGCTCTCCATCCCGGAAATGACTATGCGCTGATCGAAGTTGCCGTCGCGGATGTTCATGAAAAGCTGACGTATCAATCTAGCCGCGACAAGGACTCGTGGGATGAGCAGTACAGAGGCCGTAGCCTTGGCACTGCATTCCGGTGGTTGAACGGGTTGCCTGTAACGCCTCCGTTGATTGCCCGCGTCGGCGACGAGATTGCGATCGTCGGTGGCAATCACCGTTACCACCTTGCGCACTATTACCAGACCAAGCGGATGCCGTTCTTGGTGCTTAAGGAGAACCTCGCTTCCGTACTAGATCTTCTCCCGAACGCCGTCAGGATTGAACCAGCCGCCTGACAGCCGCCAGCTTCGTGCGGCAGTCCTCACCGGCAGCCGCCAGCTTGACGAGGTATTGAGCGACATCTCGCTCCCGGATCCACGTCGATCCCGCCACAGGCTCTGCGGAGCACGACAGCAGGCTATTCGGTACCTCGATCTTCCGCTCGACCACCTTCTCGATCACGATCTCTTTCGGAACGGACTGGCACCCAGTCAAAATAATCGCGATAGCAAGGGGTATCCACAAGCCGATTGGCCACATGAAAATCATGTCCGACCTCCGAACCGCTTCGCGCGGAGCTTTTCAAGCAATGGCGACACCGGGCCATCTTCTTCATCCGGAGCCAACAGGATCTCCCTAACGGTTTCCAGATCCCGCGCAGCCGCAGCCTCGATCTCGGCATGCGCGGCTTCCAATTCGGCGACGACGCGCAGCCTGTCCTGGTCAGCCTTGGCGGCGGCCTGGGCATTTCCGTTAGCCGTCGAGATGGCCGCATCGCGCTGGCTCGTTAGGATAGTGTTGGCGGCCTCAGCAGCCTTCAGGTCGGCGACGACGGATGTGTGGTGCCAGTATCCGAAGCCGACGGCGGCGAGCACGGCGACGATCCCGGCAATCTTGAGATATCCGATCATTCGGCTGCTCCTTTCTTGTTCCGGAGATCGAGCAATCCAGAAGCAACCCAGCTCCTCAGATCGAGATGGCCGACGCCGATGTAGAGGGCGATGTGTGCTATGGCCGCGCTGCCGACGACGGTGATGACATCCGCGCCGATCCCGTAGAATGCCAGGGCAAAGATTCCGACGAGCGACCAGGCGGTCAGCTTCTTGGAGTACGAGCGGGATTTCTGTGTTGATGGCTTGGTCATGCGGCTACCTGCAGATTGACCCGCAGGCCGATGGCTTCGGAGATGGCGGAGAGCATGCGGAAACCCAGCGGCTCGAGGTCATGCAAGTTTCCGGTTTCCCGATCCGCGTCGATCGTTCGGATGAAGACGTTGTCGTCCATGTCGATCTCAATGATCAGGGCACCGATCTGATGTTCCTGCAGAGACTTCAGCCCAGCCTCCTGCGTGACGTAGTTCGGTACGGTGCAGCAACCCGTCGTCCACATCATCACCGGGTCATAGGACCTGGGACGCGGCACGCTTTCGACAGCTCTCTTCGGGTGAGCGAAGATCGAGGTCTTTCCCCTGACGTAGTCTGTCAGGCCGACGAGCGGGTTCTGCTTGGTCGGACGCATGTTCATCTCGAAGCAGGCCTGTACCGTCGAATGCAGGTGGCGCCTGTCCCGGCAAACCTTATCAACGATCATTGCCGACCATGGAGCGACCTCAAGGAGGTCCTTCTTCCGCCTCTTGGCGAAGACGCTCTTTCCGTAGGTGAAGCCACCGATGTCCGAAAATTCGAGACCGCGTGCGGCGGCGAGCGCATGGAGGTTGATGACGAATGGGCCGTGCGCTGGAGTGAGAGACTGCGCCGAGGTCGTGATGAAACCGCGTTTGAGGCTGCGTTTTGGAGCTGGCACGTTCGGACTGATCCAGATGTCTTCCACCGTCTTCGGTCCATTCCATTCGTCCGGCCAGAGAACGCCTGGATCAACTTTGACCCCAACAAGCTGCTGTTCGCCGTTCTCGTCCGTCTCATAGATGTCCTGCGGCTGCCCGGCTTCGCGATACCAGCCGTCGCCCAGCCAGTTGCTGAAAGGCACGGTCAACTCGTCGGTAGCGATCCGCTCGCGAATGTCGTCGGAGGTCGGCTGCGGCGTTGCGATCTTGATCTTCGTGGGTTTGGGAGACTTGGGTGCCGGAGCGGATGGCTCGACGGCGGGGGTCGGAGTGGTTCCGGACTTCATCTGAGCGCGGATCCGGGTGAGTGTGCGAGGTGGGATGCCGAGGATTTCGGCGATTTCTTGGCGGCGTTTGCCTTCCGAGAGGAGAGATTGGATTGCTGCTATCGTGTCTGCAGAAGACTGACCTGGAGAGGTCGATGCGATGTGTGCGTTCATGGGACTATCCTTCATATGCCACCTCTTTGCCGGGCGGTCTGAAAGGATGGTTTGCGTTGGCGGATTCGGACGCAAGCTGTCAACACACTGTTTTTCAACACCTATTCGACAGTTTGTTGACGGCATCAGACACCGCCTACGATTATGCGCCGAAGATTTTTTTGACGTAGTCGCCGACGAAAATCCAAAATACGCCGGCAGCCGCTGAAAGTGCAGAGATGTAGGCCAGCGTTGCGCGGCGCTGTGCTTTGATCTCGGCAATGTCGGTCTTTACTGAGCCGATATCGGACTTGAGACCGTCGATCTCAGTCTTCATGGCTAGCTGGGCCGAAAAAAATTGATCGAGCTTGGTCTCAAGCCTGGCTTGGCCTTTGATCAGCTCAAGGATTTCGCTGCTCGGCAGAAGGGTGTCGGTCATAAGGGGCTGGTCTCGCGCACTGGGTGTCAATTCCTTCAGCAGAACTGACAACGCTGCAAGATTCGAGGCGAAGTGCTTGCGAAAATGACGTGTGAGGTGTCATCTGGACACAATTTTAGGGCGCTGAGTCGTGGGGGTGACATGGTCGAGGAAGTTGTGGCAGTCGAAGCGAAGCAGCCTCGGTATGAGCGGTACATTGAGGAGATCTCGGAAGACATCGCGAACACAGTCGACGAGTTCGGGTGTCAACCAATCCTCTTCATCGGATCCGGTCTCGCGAAGCGCTATATGGACGCCCCGAACTGGGAGGAGCTGCTAGGACACCTCGCAGACAAGTGCTCAGTGATTGACAAGGGTCTCGGGTTCTACAAGCAGTCCTTGGTGTCTCCGATCAAGATCGGCCAGGAATTCGCGCGGCTTTACCACGAGTGGGCCTGGGGAGCGGGTAACAACGAGTTTCCGAAAGAGCTGTTCAACGATGACGTTCACGCTCAGTCCTACATCAAGTTCAAGATTGCCGAATATCTCACCAGTCTCATGCCGCAGAATACCGCCGGGCTGAAGGCTGAATACATCGCTGAGATCGAGGCGCTTTCGAAGATCAAGCCTCACGCGATCATCACGACGAACTATGACCAGATGATCGAGCTGATCTTCCCAGACCACGAGCCGATCATCGGCCAACAGATCCTCAAGGGGCAGCAGGTCTGCGTCGGCGAGATATATAAGATCCACGGATGCGTGACCGATCACGACAGCATCGTCTTCACATCGGACGACTACGACGAGTTCATGAAGCGCAAGAAGTTCCTCAGCGCCAAGCTGCTGACGTTCTTCAATGAGCATCCGCTGGTTTTCGTCGGCTACAATGCGGGTGATCCGAACATCCGCGCAATCCTGTCCGACATCGACGAGGCTTTGCCTGAAAAGGGTGGCATCATTCCGAACGTCTTCATCCTGCAGTGGGACGGCTCCCTTGCTGAGGATAGCTGGCCACCGCGAGAGAAGGTGATTCCTACTGAAGAAGATCGTAGCGTCCGGGTCAAGATGATCGTTGCCAACGATTTCTCGTGGGTTTTCGACGCCTTCGCAGCCAATCCTGCCCTAACGCATGTGAACACCAGGGTGCTCAGATCCCTGATCGCAAGATCTTACGAACTCGTACGCCACGACATCCCCAAGATGACCGTGGAGGCTGACTTCAAGATGCTCAACGACGCAGTGGAAAACTCGGAAACGTTCGCCAAACTATTCGGCATCGCCAACATCCACGACTACAGCTCCGCCGGGGCGCACCACTGCTATAGCCTCACTCAGGTCGGCAAGGCCCTCGGTCACAAGGGCTGGCATTCCGCAGATCATCTGATCACGCGGGTTGCCAATGAAACAGGCATCAACATAAAGAAGTCAGACAACAGGTATCACCGGGCGGAGAAGGTCAACAAAACCGTTTTCCACAAGTACTCCCAGGACCTGGTCGACCTGTTTGCGAAAGTTCAGAAAAACGAAGAATACAAGGTTGATCTTGGAGTTCCGGAGGTCAAGAAAGCGGTCTGATCATGCGGGTGCCGTGAACGGAATATTCGTCGAGATCAGGCAGCTACCCGCATCAATCGGCTGCTCCGACCCGATGACCAGCCCACTCTCGTTGTCGACATCCCAGCGCGCCATGACATCGAGGGTCACCGTCCTCGGCCGCCCGTCAACTTCCGAGCGGATCCGCTGCTTCACGAAGCCGTTGAAGCTCGAAATCAATTTCTGCGACATCACGGCTCTCCCAAATCTGGTCTCAGGTTGATCTGCTTCGGCAGCGATGGCGGCAGGCACGTCAGCCGCTGGGGATCCGTCGCAGCCTCGTGGGACAACGACAACACGGATTCCGCTGGCGAGTGCTTCATCGACGAATTCTTTGTCCAGTTCAGCCGTCAGTGGCCCATTTTCGACGGCCCCCATGACAGCCAGATCGGTCGCATGCTCGTGTCCATGTCGCGTCACTTCATGGATCCGTTGCCTGGATCAAGCACGTTTGAAATCGGCAAGCGCGCTTCCGGGTCGCAGTTTGCTCAGCTTCATTGTTGGGGCGACAGCCCCGAATGGTGCCTGACGCAGCGCGCCCAGGCGATTTCGATCTCGGATCTCATCCTTGATGACGCTCGCGCGGGTTCCGGTCTGTCCGGCGGAGGTCTCCTCAAGATGCTCGGCTCCGACTGCCTCATCACGGGTCGCGGAGTGCAGTGGGCGAACGACAACATCAAGGGAATTCAGCTCGGACAAGGCACCGACATTGCTGAGCGTAACAGGATCACGATGCTCCTGACATCGGTGCCTGCAGTAGCGATCGACTTCTCCGCGGATGCGCGAATGAATTTCCCCTGATCAGCGCCGACCGCGATGATGTCGATGAGAACTGTGCCGGACTCGTAAACGTCGGCATCGGCCTTCACGGTGGCGACATCAATCGAGCGCTCGATGTCGGAGGCGTAGGACAGTACGAAAATGCCGTTCTTCTGCTTCTGGCGGAAATAGGCCATGGGTGTGACTCCTGTGTCAGGCCTTCCGGCCGTTGAGATTTGCGTAAATCGAGCGCGCTGATGGGAGCTGCTCGGTTGGGGTCGCGCTGCGCTTCGCAGGCTGGACAGCGGCCGGGGCTTCCGGTGTCGATGCCATGCCACGCTTCATGACGGCCTCACGGACGGCGGAGCGGATCTGAGCTGGCTTCGCGCGGAGACCGGAAAGGTCGTCGACCATCTTCACGAGGCCGTAGGTCTTCGCAATGCTGCGGACAGCTTCGACCTCCTTCTTCTCCGCCTCCGTCGGCTCATCGTCGTCGCCTTCAGCACGTTCGCCGTCGGTCTTCTCATCCGTCGCGGCGCCGGTGTCTTCTTCGGCCTTGGCACCGCGGAGTGTCCGGATGCGCTCGACGAGGTCTTCCGGGATTGCGTCCTCGGCTGCGCCGATGGCTTCCTCTGCGGATGCGACCGCTTCTTCTGCAGCCTTAACGAGGGCTTCTATGTCCATTTTCTTCTCCTGAGGTTTCGGGGTTTCCGCGCTCCGGACAGACGGCTGTGCCGGTGACCCATGGAAGGAGCGGATGAAGGAATTCGGGTCGGCGCCGACGGGCAGGAGACTGCCCTCTGTCAGGAGCCAGCGCTTAACGAGCAGCAGAGGCACATCGCCTTCGCGCTCGACGACCTCGGCATCGCGGCGGAGGTCGTAGTCGTAGCCAGCCGAGATCTGGCCGAAATAACCGTCGATGATGTCGGGCAGCAGGTTAGCATGCTTGCGAGCGAGAGATGCCCGGCCTACGACGGCATCACCCTCGACACGCACGTCGTCGATCTTTCCAAGGATCTTGCCGATGCCCGAGTACGTGTCATGGCAATCAACCAGCGGCATGCGAGGCGCGCGCGACAGGTCAACTCCGGATGCGATCAGAACTTCGTCGAACTCAACATATGAGCAGTCGACATTGTCCGGGATCGGATGCGCCTGTCGAGGATCCGGGAGCAGCCGTCGAACGGGATGTTCCGTCGTGATCACGATGTCGAAAGACCGCGTGGCTTCGTCGACCGAAGTCGGCGCTCCGGCAAACGCGCGCATCGAGCCAGGGCGCGGGGCGCGCTGGTCGGCAGGCTGCGATGTCGTGGGTTTTGCGGGCATTCGCTCTCGTCTCAGATCGTTGTCTGAGAGGAGCGTGCCCAGGCCGTCTGCAAGATTCGAGACGGACTGCGAAGAAAAATGAAAGCCCCCGGTTGAGGGGGCTTCAGGGATCAGAGCCTATTCGGACTCTTCTTCCTCGACGATGTCTCCGTTCTCGTCGACTCCGGCAATCCACCGAAGGAATCCCTTCCACTCGTCGGAGTCCAGATACTCGATAAGATCACCGCGCGTCTCCACGCCTTCGGCATGGATGTCGATCCACTCGATGACTTCGTCATCACCGAGATCGAGGGGGAGACACACGGACCAGTGCCCTTCGCTATCTCGGCAAGCCGCCAATGCAAGCTGTGGCCGCTGATCGTACGGCATCGGCTCGGACATGCGGTCGCGATAATGCTCGATCAGGTAGTCGAAGAACGCAGCGCTGGCGGCAACGATTTCTGCGTGTGTCGGTGTGTACGTCGGCGCGAACATCAGATTGCTAATCATGCCGACACCTCCTTCGTCCCGGCGGCAATCGTGCGATCCTCACCCATCGAGACATTCAGAATGAAGCGCTCGAACGCCTCGTGGGAGACGCGTTCGAGCTTGATCTTGCCGGAGCGTAGATCCGCCGAGACGTAGAAGCGATCACCTTCGAAGGTGACGAAGTCGGAGAGGTACACTGTACTAGCCCTTTCTGTCGTTGAGTACGACACCAGGAAACCGGACCCCATCAAATCCGTCAACACAGTTTGCGCGGCAAGCCGTCGGAAACACGGCTGGAATACCCGTTTTCTGTCAGGGACTTGATTTGTGTTGCAGACACGCACTCACAGATTTATCCGTGGGTTTTTTGACCGGCATCGGCCCTTGTTCGGTGTTCAGTTTTGCTGAGCAATGACACCATTCTGCGTCTGGCTTGCCGCATCCTGCTGAGCAGCTTCAAGCTGGCTGCCTGCGAGTACCGTCCCGAAATCCATCCCTTCGAGGGCTGGATACGCGCCGTACTGCAGACCCAGAATCTTGGCGCGCTCCTGGTCTCGAGCGTTCTCGGCGTCGATCTCCTCGATATCTTCCCCAAAAGAGGCAGCCACTCGCTTGCGGGATGTGAAGCCGTTACGGATACCCACGCAGCGCCACGGTCTCGGTCGGCTTTCTCGACTGCAGGCATTCCTTGATCGAGGTATTTCATCACCGTGTTCCGGTCTCGATTGAGGAACGTGGCGAGCTGCTTCAACGACATATGCCTTGCAGACGTCGAGGTTCGTGCATTTCTGCCGGGTGCTGAATCTTCGGCGATCGGTGCTGGAGGGTGCGACCCGGTCTCTGACGATTTCAGCACTGGATCGGATCTAGCTTTGCGCGGCGCCATGAAAGAAGTCCCTGTGTTCGCTGGGACTAGGAGGCGTTAGGCCCCTGCAAGATTCAATTCGAGGTCGGAGGGGTGTTGATGTTGACGCAACTTTTTCAAAATTTGTCGGAGCGGTCGACTGGGGTCGCGAATTACCCGCACTGGGGTGGCGCCCTCAGGAGCCTCCGGCTGCCTCTGCTGCCCAACGTAAACGCCGGCGAAAAATCATGCGACAGCTTCCTTTCAGGATCGGAGAATGGTAGCCGACCCTTCAAGCAGGAGGTATGACCCGTGAACGAGTGGGATGCTTACAGGATCAGAATTCCGAAGCCGGGAGAGCGAGAAAGCGGCGTGTCTACTCTCGAAGAGATCTATCATGTAGTTCATCCGCCAGAAGCTCGACGAATTCTCGAACTGGGAAAGATATCGGCCGGGATAGTCTATGACGAGAGCCGCCTGAATGTGACCCGCACTCATGTGGCCTGGCTTTCTGCGAACCGATGGGGACCGGGATCCATATACGGCACGGTAGAGTTCACATTCCCATGGCTGCCGCTGATCGCTGGTCGCCGCTTCTACTGGGTTGAGGCGATAACGACCTACAATCCTCCGGCATACAGAATTCTGGCGACTGACAAGGACGTCAGCAATTTGACTTTCCTTAAGCCTTACGATCCCTCTGTGGACAAAGGGCCTCTGCGCGAAAGGAATGGCTCATGGTATTGGGACCATGAAGACACCTCTGAATTCCTGATCGACCGGGACCTGGATCTCTCGGAATGTGTGAACTTTCAAGGAACAGCCCACAGGCGAGACCGCTGTCGAATGCATGGACGGCAGTGCCGTGAACTCGAGACGCCTCATTATACTACAGGCGGCCGAATGCTATCCTTCATCATAAGCCATGACATCCACTGCATTGATCATGTTTTCAAGAGCCGCGTGCCGCCAGGGATCGATCGGCCTCTTTCCTACGAGTTCTCGAATGGCATCAGCGGGATCTGGTTCGCTTTTACAGTTCACAAGGACGCTCGATTTAGTGGCGATGTCACAAACAGGAAGTCGAGCAAAGCAATCGTAAAAGGTGCATTGGCTTTACACGGAGCGGACCAGGAGGATGCGGCACGCCAGCTCACACGAATGCTAAAAAATGAGGAAACCTTCCTTTCTGCTCTTCAGGAAGTGGTCAACGACCATTTCGGCATCTCTGGCTGGACCTACTCTTGACCGGCAGCGCTTCACGCATGCAAAAGCCGCCCGTGAAGGCGGCTCTGGGTGTCGGTGTGGATGTGTCAGCGGAGGCTACGCTGCTCGGACCGGCTTCGGCATCAGTGCATATCTGTCCAGCCAGTCCTGCAGATAGAACTCGGCCAGGCTGCGCCCCTCATTAAGGTTGTCGACTTCCTCCGTGAACGGGGTGCTGCCGTAGCGCTCGAATCCTGGGAACTCCTGGTAGGCAACAAATTCCCATTGCCCGCCCTTGATCGGTCTCAGGCGGCAAATGAGGTAACGACCACGATGTCCGTCCAGGACTTTGTAGGAGGTGCCGCCGAAGTCTACCTCGTGCCAGACAATCGCGCTCATGCCCCAACTCCCGCCATCGCCTGCTGCCTGATCACCAACCGCTCAACCTCCCGGGCGAACGCCACCACGTCCTTGTGCTCGATGACGTCGAACTTCGTCCCCGACTGCGCCGTCAGCACGTGATTGCGGTGCCGCTCAGCGATCTGCAGGATCCGTTCGTCTGTCAGAGCAGGCTGCCCGGCGGCCGCATAGAGAACGTCCCAGCCTCCGGGGATCTCGATGTCGACCCAGTCGCCAGGCTGCGGTGTTCTGACTTCGGTGTCGGTCATGCCGCGGCTCCCATCTTCGGCAGAGCCGTGATCATGCCGTAGTCGTTGATCAGTTCCAGGCTGTCAGACGTGACCGGGATATCGTCGTCGCCGAAAACGCGGAAATAGGCCTTGGCGGGTTCGAGCAGCGCCTGAGCCAGGCGCCTGCAGGCATCCTCAGACCACACCATGAACTGCCTCGTCTCGTCGAAAGTCCCTTCGCGCTGGCTGATAGCTAGATGCGTCAGCTTGGGGTCGACAACACTAGAATTCGCCATTTTCGGCAGCATGTTGAGAATGCAGAAATCGAAGGGTTTGCCGTCGTGGTTGTGTCTGAGGGTCTCACCCTTGACGTAGAGGCTGCCAAGCATCTCGCCTTGAGGGCCGCCGTCGTGTTCGCCGAAAAACGAGAACACGGTACCAGGTGGCAGCGCGAGCATCTCTGTGTGGGTTACGATCTTCATCATCATCCTCCTCATGTATGGATACGAGAATGGTGTGCTCGACGTCCGCCCGACGCAAACGCCGGCAGCTTTCGGGCTTATGTAAACGTGTGGTAGGTGTCGCTACTCAATCAGGCATGGGGTTCGGCTATGGGACGTATGAAGCAGTACATGATGGAGCAATGGGAGAGCCAAGAGGTTGTCGAACCCACTGAACTCGAAGTTGGTTTTCTGTGCCCCACCTGTGGACATCCTGCGGCAGCTTGGGTGCATTTCCCCGGCGACGAGGAGGAGTATTCTGCCGAAGTAAGTTGCCTCAATCCAGATACTGAGGATCATTACTGGTCCGTCAGCATGTCACGTTCCAACGACGAGTATACCGCGACATTAGATGGGCACCCCGACATCCATGTCTCCGTCAAAGCGCTGGATATGTCTGATGACTGGGATGAGCCTCTTCCGGAGCCTGGTGCCTTCGGCATCTTCATGGACGCGATGGAAGAGTGGAGATCTAACGTTGACGCTATCGCTCAGCCGCAAGGAGATAGCAGCCGAAATCGAATGCTGTTCAGCATCTTGTATTCGATCGTCGAGGCCTATTTCTCCGACACCATTGTCGGGGCTGCGATAGCGGACACCTCTGTGCAGCGGCAAATGCTGAAGCTCGATGCGCTAAAGGACAAGCAGGTAAGTTTGGAGACGATCCTCGATCAGCCGGATATCGTTCGAGAGATGGTCAAGGCGACGGTCCAAGGTCTCTCGTTTCATAACCTGCCTCTTGTTAATGGGATCTGTCACCGAGCATTCGGCGCGTCCATCCTGCCACAAGACAAGGAGGATCGAGCCTTAGTCGTTGCTTCTGTCAACAAAAGGCATGACTGCGTGCACAGGAATGGCGTTGCCAAGGACGGCACCAAACACGTCGACATCACGGATGACTATCTTCGCAAGATAGGCACTCTTTTCGATGGAATGGCGGTGGCTCTGGAAGATGCGATGAGCGATGCGAAGGTGCGGAAATTCTTAGAAGATTTCGGTCCCGCGACTGCTGACAAGCCGTAAACGACAACGGCCCTTATCGGTCTTGTGAAGCGATGAACGAAATTTGCATGACGCGATCCCTACACTTATCATGCTCTCGGGCCCGGCCCACGAGGTCGCCTGAGCGGCCGGAGAATAGCCTCGGAGAGATCCGGGGTTTTCTTTTGTCCGGCAGCCGTTCCAAACGCAAACCGCCGCCGAGCTGATGAGCCGGGCGGCGGTCGGATGAGACGGATACGCTTCTCGCAGTCATTGTCCATGAGATCGGTGTGTGCTGTCGACTAAAGGATCAAGCGCCGCTGAAAATCCAGGTAGACGGATTTCCTAGAGACTTGTCATCGCATCGGTTTTGGCGACATTGTGCTGTCAGAAAGGTGGGGCTATGGCAAAATATTCTGCAACAAGAAGTGCCAATTGGAGGGCGATATTTTCTGCGATTACGGTCTTATACCTTGTGGTGGTGTTCGTATTACCAGTCGTTTTGCAGCAGTTTCAGGAACAGTTAGGGTTCGCCGACGGACTTGGTGTTTTCATCGATAATGCGAAACTCAACAGCCTTGCCGACTTCATCGCTGGAATATTTGCTCCTCTCGCATTTTTCTGGCTTGTAGCCGCAGTCATGATCCAGTCCGACGAGTTGAAGCTCCAGAGAGAAGAGATCGCGGAAAATCGTCAGGTAATGAAAGAACAGGCCAACGCCTCAGAGGCGCAGGCCGAATTCATAAGAGTTCAGACAGAGTTGCTTCGAGAGCAGGGAACGGCAAATAAGCGCATTGCTGAGGCGAATTATCGAGCAACTCAGTATGATCGAAGACTAAAATTGCATGGGGAACTGGCTAATCTGTTGGAAGTCATCGGCCATGAGAACGAGTGTACGCGTGATATACTAGATCAGTTCGCCAGAATACATGCTCAGTGCGAATACGTTTTCAGTCAGGAAATCGCCGATGCCATATATCAATCCCAAAGGAACTACGCACTTGCCGTTCGCGCCGTGATTTTGCGGTCGAAAATTGCGGATGCGGAATATCCTGATGACTGGCTACTTAACTGGGTGAAAGACATAAACGAAGAGTTCGGTCTCGACTACGCACGAGAGGAGTTGATTGATTTCCTTGAATTGTATTGCCTTGAGCAGCAGGATTTTGCACTAGAACTTCTAGTGTGGGGCGGGATCTTTACAAGAATGTCCGAAGAAACCAGGTTGGAAAGCAAGCTTTTCAACGACCTTCCAACTGATCAAAGAAGTGAGCCAGCAGCGACGTGGGGTGAAGCTTCCTGAGGCCGCCGCCGAGCTGATGAGCCGGGCGGCGGGTCTTACGAGACGGATACGGACGTCTCCGAGAGTTAGGAGACGACGGCGGACGACTTGGCCGTCAGAAGCGACGATGAGCGGCGGTCAGATTCTTCAGCAGCTTCTCGGCATCTCCGGCAGTCCCCCGGAGCGTCTTCGTCTCGCCGTTGATCGAGATCTCGATGTCGAGGTATCGCTTGCTCAAGGATTTGCCGCCAAGCTTGAAGAATGCGACTGCACGCTCGCCTACGAGATCCCTGACCTCTTCGAAGCTGTTGTACTCGCAACGCGATAGGAAGAAGCGCTTCATGTGCTTGCGGAACTCAGCGCTGATGTCGCTACCTGGGTGGATCTCGTAGCGGTCATCCTTGTTCTTCCGCACGATGATCACTGAGGCTGCGTGCTCGGAGGAATCTACGCCATGATAGCCACCGCCGACGGTCTCCTGCCAGGTAATCAGGTCGTAGCCCTGCAGTTCGCGTTTGATCTTGTGCTTTTCGTCCGGTCAGTTCGTATGTATAGAAACCCACCCTAGTGCCGTCGGTCTGAGTGTCTGCGGAAGCGATGACGATCTTGTCCTCCGGATCCGTGATGTCGAACATCCAGTCGTCGATGCCAACACCGTCAGGCAGCGTCGTCCACGTGCCTGGCGACATCTGATCCTGATCATCCTCGATCGGCTTCTCCACGAAGTCGGCTGTCGGCAGCCATCCGCGCTTGTGATGCCAGGCGACACTCACGCTCTTTTCCGGGTGTAGGGCATGTTCATGACACATCCGTTGAATCATGATCCCTTCCTTCAGTCGCTCTCGAAGAGCGTAGACCGTATCGATGTTTGCATCGATCATGGCGAGGTCGCCAATCTTGCAGATGTCCATCCCGTAACGACCGTCGTTTTCGTTCGGCGATCTGTAACGATCTTCCCAGTTCTTCATCAGACGGATGCGCTGCTCAACGAGAGCGTCCACTACTAGATTAGCCTCGTAGTCTTCGAGTTCCAAAATCACCGGCATCACATCCTCCTTGTTAGGTGCCCATTAGGATGGTGTGCGCTGGCGACGACTGGCGCAAACGCCGGCAGGATTCGACTTGCTGTAGAAGTTGCCGCTGGCTAGTCTCCGCACAACTACTGGGGGACTGGATGTCGTACTTCTCGGACACGAAGGGCTGTAAGCTCGTCAACAACTTTACGCTTCATCACGCTGACAAACTGACGAGCGGTCGTCCCTTCATGTCCACATGTGTGCCGCATGGTATCTGGGTCGATCTCACCGATATCGAGATCGTGCATTCGGTGGAATGGCAGCACGGCGGTTTCGAAAAGCTGCCTGCTGGCTCCGCGGACTACAAGGTCGGCTCTCGGCTCGTTGCGAAAGGCACCTTCAAGGACACGATCACCGTCTTCACGGTGCCGGGCGGCCGCATCGCCGACTTCCGCGAAATCAGCATCCATATCAGGCCGACGAAGAAGGGTACCGTGGGCGGCGAGACGAAAGCCACGACAACGGACGGGATTGCGTACTCTGGGATGTCATCCACCAATGTCCCTGATGAAGGCCTGATGACCGGGGATCCCGGTACCTTGGCGTACATCGATCCCACGAAAGATAGCTGGCCGTCCGACGAGAAGAAGCCCTACCTGATCCTGGAGGGCTACATCGACGAGGCAGAGTTCTCGAGCCTCATGCAGCGGATGTCGGTCACCGCGGCGCCGATCCGCAAGGGCATGCTGCGCATGGTCGCCGAGCTGTTCCAGAACGAAGTCGATGCCAGCCTTTCAGAGCCGTACCACGCACATGACTACGGTTTGCTCCTCCGCGGGGAGGACACGACGTACGGCATTACCAGGGCACGATCAGAAAGCGTGTCCGTTGCCTACAAGCTGGCAATCATCCCTCCTGAGCCGGATCGCCTGGATAGGCTCGTCGAAGAGAACAAGAAGTCGGAGGCCATATCCATGGATAACCTGCCTCCGGATCTCGTCGCGAAAATATCCAAGGACATGCTCGTGAAGATCGAGCGGCGTCTCGGCGCGCTCACCGGGATCGTCGGTTTCGCGGCGGCGGCCATCGTCGGCAAACTCCTGCTGGGATGACCTAGTACCGCTTCATGATGGTGGCCAGCTCAAGGTCGAGGCCGAGATCCTTGAATCTCTGAGGGTAGATGATCTGTCCGATCCGGAGGGCGGCGATGCCGACCTGCGCGGTGGTCTTCAAAGCGAGATCGAGAGGCAGGCCGTCGCTGTGGAGATAGATGGCCTCGATGTGCACGTCACCGTTCTCTCTCCGAATGTTCGACGACATCGAGAAGCCTTTCTCGTTCGGGTGCGCGCCGAAATCGATCAGGCGCTCATAGAGGATCTCATACGCCTTCGCAACCGATGCATCGGCAGCCTGCAGCTTCTTCTCCACCTTGGCAGCCGTGAATTCCTTCCTGACAGCCTTCCGATGTTCATCGCTGTCGTGTCGGCGCATCCAACGCTCCCACATCGCTGTGTCGCCGCCAATGTAGTGCCCATAGCCGGCGTGCTCTAGGCAAAGTCTGAGACAAGCCTGGGCCTCGTAAAGCTGCCCGGCCATCACGGCTCCCGCCGCTGCGCGGTACGCTGAATGTGCTCGGAGCAGAAACGTCATCGGGACGAACGGTTTCGGATCCCGCGCTCCTTCCAGCAGCCGTTTCAGCATGCCGTCGATTGCAATGAGGTCGGCGACCTCGTCAGGCTTCCCAACGAACGCCGCGAACTGGTTGTTGCGATAGTCGTCGAGATATGAAGTGAGTGTGTCGTCGCCCCATCCATCCGGAGCACGCTTCTGTCTCTTGCCGATCATCGAATCCTCCACCTAGGCATTCTAACATCACCAATGTGGATCTTATGGAAAAGCCGCCCGGAGGCGGCTGGATGTCAGGCAATTCGCACCCACTCCAACTGGTCGGCGGGCACAGGCATTCTGTTGTTATACTCCCAGCACGTCCATCTTCGGTCTGGGAATTGCATATTTTTAAGCAACCTCTCTGCATCAGCGTAAGGGAAAACCCACCGGGCGCGCCATTTGATGCGTTCATCGCCCATTCCGGTTGTTTCATTTACGTAGAAGGGGACATCGGATTCGAGGTTTGTCCAGCATGAGTTTTTACGGATCCCGTCCGGCCACTTCTCGGGCGAATAATGGAAGATGTGGGCGCCTGGTAGGCGTTTACGGATCGCATCCGTGTCGGCCTTCGGCTCTCCATCAACGGTCTTGAGAGCGTGATGGAAGTAGTAGTCACTGAAATCAATTGGCATAGTTCCTCCTGCGCGAACCACCCAAGTACCTCGCAATCCTTTGCTTTCTATTCAGGAAATGCGGAAAATTCGCGGGATTGGTCTACTTGTAGCTATCGAGCACGTTCTACGATCTGGCCATCGTACTGCGCCCGGATCCGGCCGCGGTCGAAGCGATATCCGAAAAGGATCGGCAGCTCGACGGCATACAGCTCATCGATCTCCGACAGCGTGAATCCTTCCGCAGTCTTCTCCGCAACGAATTCCACGACGGCCGGCTCGACCACGGCAAGGCGGGTGCGGACAGCATCACGGATGGCGATCTCGTCTCTGTTCTTCGGTGTCTGCCCAGCAACGGTCACAGGATTCGGGATGTAGTTGATGACCGGCTGCTCGATGATTGGTTCGGCGACGACGGCGGGATCGGCGACGGGTTTCGGCTTGCGGGGTGCCATCACGCGTCCTCTCTCAGCTTCACGACGCTGTCCGCAGCCAGCTTCCCGATGTCATCGATCACTCGGTACATCGCCCGGGCTTCGTCCCGATCCACTGCAGGCGGCGGTGCATCGCTGTTGCGGACGTATTCGCGAGTGGCGGCATCCCAGACATGCAGTTCGGGAGCGTGGTCGTCTTCCAGGAACTCGGCGAGTAGATCGAATCCTTCGCGCAGTGCGGATAGGTGCCGCTTGTCGGTGGAGACGACGCCGTCCCTGACGAGGACGAGAGGCTGCCGAAGGGCATTGCCGACAAGGCGGCGATAGAGCTGCCACATCACTTCGTTGTCATCCGGCAGCGCGAGGAGATCGAGCCGGGCTGTGACCTGACGGAAAAGGTACCGCTGCCAAAGATCGACCATCTTGCGGAGATCGTGCTCGTAGCCGATGCGGATCCAGTCAGTGCGCCGGGCGGCCTGGTGCTGGGCGCGGACTGCCCAAGTGGGGAATCGTTCGATGGTGTTTCCGGCTGCGAGCATGACAATCTCCTCCTGATGTCTGGAGATAATTGTTTGTGCCGGCGGAGCCTGAAGCAAGTCAGTCGTCGTCGTAGCCGTCCGGCCTCCACATCTCGTCTGTGTTGAGTGCGGGCGGCGACAGGCGGCCGTCGTCCTCCGGGTACGGGTCGAAGTCCTGAGCGGCCTTGTCCGCGAGATAGGCCTCCTCGTTGGTCTTGTGCGGTAGTCGCGGCGTGAGGATGCGATTTCGTGAGATGGTAGGCACCGGGCTGTGCAGGAGATCGCCGATAGTCCATTTCGGCGTCCATTTAGATGGCCGTCGCGGGAACAATGGCGGAGGCCGCTTCTTCCGCGCCTTCTCGCGCTCTTTCTCACCCTTTTCGATAGCTTTCTCGACGGTAGACTTCGGTCGCAGCATGGCTGCATAGAGCCGCAACGCCGCTCGCATGTCTGACTTCTGTTCGACTTTGAACGGCTTCTCCACCTTGGGGTCTCGTTTGTCGGCAGGCAGCTCTTCATTTCGATCCCATGCCTGTTGCATGCGATCGAACACGCGGTCGAGCATGGCGACTTCGATGTCAACATCTGGATACGTCCTGGCTTCGAGCAGTTTTCGAGCGCGATTCACGCGGGAGCAGACGTTATCGATAGAGCGGTCTTCTAGGTCAGTTGTTTTCCTTAGGTATGCCCCGAAGACCTTGTTGACCTTCACGAACGACTTCTGTTCGTGGCGTTCCCGGATCGCCTTGGCGATGTAATAGGCGAAAGCAGGAGGAACCGCGTTAGCGATCATTTGATCGACGTCGGCAATCGCTATTGTGCCATGCCGCGGCTGCCACCTGAAGTTTCTCGGAAAGCCTTGGAGCCTTGCCATTTGCTGCTGCGTCAAAACCTGCGCTGCCGTCGCGTGGATCGGATCCTTGGGGTTGTCGTTGACCTTGTGCTTCCCGTAGGGCGGCTCACGAAATGTGGAATTTACTCCTGGTGCTGGCTTGTCGATACTCCGGACACCAGCTCCGTCACTGAAGCCTCGGCTGTAGTAGTATCCAATCTCGAGCAGACGAGCGTCGTCTGGATCACGCGGATCAAGGATGCTCCTGACCGTCCGCTGTTCTTTCGAGGCTGCCTGCCGCACAGCATCATCGAGAAAACCGCAGGCCTCTCCATGGCGTCCAACAACGATCAGCCGTTCTCGAGCTTGAGGTACGCCATAGTAGGAGGCATCCAAGAACAGCTCTGTCAGTCCGTATCCGGAAGTTTTCCAGATCTTCCTCGCCTGAGCATACTCTTCGCTTTTTGCAGCATCCGGTACGTTCTCAAAAACGAACCATTGCGGCCTGGCTGTCGCTACCAGCAATGCGAACGATCTTGTGAACGCCGCGTTCTTGCCTGCCTGCTTATTCCCCGCGACCGAGAAATCCTGACACGGCGGGCCACCTATAATCATCTCCAGACCGCAACGATCAAGGTCGCCGCCGAACCGCGTTAGATCGGACGCATCAGCCCACTGATAGTAAATGCCGTTCGCGGTTCGCACGTAGCCGACACGATCCCAGGAATCGACGCCGCCGCTGACTTGGATGCCTGCAGCCTCGAACCCGATGCCCATGCCGCCAACGCCGCTGTAAATCTCGAACGCTCTCATGTCCCACCTCAATCACGGATATCTCCGTTCATAGTGTGGGACCGTTTCGAGCCCGTAAACGCCGCCGGCGGGATCAGCCGCCGTTGAGCTTCCTGAGTGCGCGCGTGATCTCCGCCTGGTACAGCTTAGCCGGATCCGAATCCTTGATGCTGGCTGAGATCGTCGTCCCACCGGAACGTCGGCTTGTACGTCGCAGTCTCCGACATCCGAGCGAGTAGCGTGAGCTTGTAGTCGCCGTCACGCTTCGCAGCGCGCTGCCAGTATCCTTTCTTGCCATCGATCTGACCGAAGAAGATGCCAGGCTTTCCAGACGAGTTGTTCGACGCCCAACTCGCGGCAGCCGTGGACTTGCCAGCGGCGCGCAGCTTGTCGCGTTTCGCCGCGAGCCTGGCGCGCTTCGTCTTCTCTGCACGGCCTGCCTTGCGATCCGTTTTAGGTAGCCGCGCTTCAAGTTTCCGAATGCGTTCTTTTCGCTGTCGGGGGCGTCGGTGAGAACATCGAACGGAGTCGCGCCGACATCGCCAGCTTTCCGGGTGCCGCCGTTGATCAGGAGCGTCATGTACCCAGCCTGCAGCGGCTGGATCCGAACAGTTGCTTCCAGCGATCCCGGCGTGGCCTTGTCGACCACAAATCCTCGCTTGGTCCACGCCGTCGGCTTTCCCTGGATGGTCGCGTCGGCATGCTTGAGCAAGGACTTGCGGGCACCGAAGGCGATGCCGTTGAGAAACCCTGCCTGCGCCGTCGGCAATATCGTCTTCTCGATCTTCGTCATGTCTTTCGTGAAGCCGCGCAGGTCGAATTCGAAGATGTCATCCTTGGCCATGCGTCACCTCGTCAAAAAGAAACCCCGGAGCGCGGTTGTTCGCGCATCACGGGGCAAGTCGGAAGGAACCGAGAACAAGAAATTCGCGGTAGATGAATGTTGTGCGGCTGCCGCCGTCGGCGCAAGAAGATTCATGCCCGGGTCCTGTGCGACGAGGCTCGGCTGCGGACGAGATCCGGGAGAGCGGTCGCTGCCTGAGTGAGCGTGTAGAATTCCTCGAGCACCGTCTGCTGCATGACGATCTCCGCGGCGAGGTCGTTGCCTGCAGAGATGTCGTTGGGGTCGCCTGTGACGTCCATCGCGAGATCGACGAGCGTCTCGTAGCCGACGACGTACTGAGCAACGGCAGCGCGCAGCACGTGCGGAGGGACGTGCTCGCCGCCGAGATATGCGCAGACGGCTTGGCGCGGCGTGAGATCAGTTTCGGTCATGACGCAGTCTCCAACGCGTTCACGCGGCTGCGCAGGGAATCGATTTGAGACTGGAGGCCTGCAATCGTGGTCTCCATCTGGGATTGATAGGTTGTGAGATTGGATTGGACGTCGCCGACGGCTCCCTCGACCTGGGTCGCGAGTTCTTCTAGGTTTGTTCCGACGTCTTCGATGCGGTCGATGATTGTCCAGTCACCGACGTACTCAACGTCTCTGAAAATCGCCGTCATCAGATTGATGTTCGCGGTGCGCAGCGAGTGGACGTATCCGGAATTCGGTGCGCCGAAGATCTCGGTGGCGAGGGTGCTGTTGCCGTTTTCTGGTCCGTACTGCCAGCGGGTTTCGGACTGTGGAAAGAGCCAGCCGTAGAGGCCTTTGCCGTCCTGACATTTCAGTGCCCCTGCGGAATCGTTCCCGAACACGGTCAGGTGCATCGACATCTCATTGGGGCTGTCGGGTCCGTATATGAGGTCCGTGGCCGTCCATGGCTCGTCTCCCCACGTCGCCGATGCTTCGGCTCCAGTGAGAGTAGCTTGCCAGAGCTTCTCGTCGGTCGTGCCACCGGAACCGCCGAGGTGGTTTTTGAAATACGCAACCCAGTTCTCAAGTTCATGGATTCGAGGTGCGAGCGTTTGGATGTCGGCTGCCTTGTCGGCCATGTGGATCTCCCAGGTACGAGATCCATGGTCGCCCCGAGTGAGTGAAAGATTCAATCGCCGGCGGACGTCGTGACTGAATCGGGAGTCCGCAATTTGAGATGGGTTACAAGAAGGCGCCTTGCGCGATCCTCGATGCCTGGCGCCTGTACCGTGCGGCCATCGATATGACCTCCGCGTATGTGGATGGATTCCGAACGACAGCGACAACGCCTAGGGCGGCTAGGGCGTGACCCTTACTGCTGTCGGCCTTCGAGAACCCACGACCGTTTCGCGCCTTGGCGTAGTCCGCATCCTCGGACGCCACTGCGGCGAGAACGAGCAGGGCCTCGCGGGCTTTGGGATAGCGCGGGTCGTCCCCACGAGGTGGAGGATCGAATTTTCTCACGATGCGACTCCCGGATCACTACCGAAACCCTCAGATCGGCGATTCTGAACAAGGAAGTAATGGGGAGAAGTCGGAATTGAATCGGTCATGATAGTGGGGAGTGTCAGGAATTTCGTGTACGGGGTGCATAATGGGTATGAAGGAGATTCCCATGGCACGACGGAAAGAGCCGGTTATCCCGGACGCGATATTGGACCAATTGCTTGGCGGGTCTGACGCCAAGACTGCCTTTGATGGCGGCGGGCTGATCGATCAGTTGAAGAAGGCGCTTGCGGAACGGGCTCTGAACGCGGAGATGGATCACCATCTCTCCAGCGAAGGTTCCCAGGGCAACAGCCGCAATGGCTATGGCAAGAAGACGGTTCTGACGGATGACGGGTCTCTGGAGCTGTCGATACCGCGAGACCGGCAATCGAGCTTTGATCCGCAGCTCCTGGCGAAATACCAGCGGCGGTTTCCCGGCTTCAATGACAAGATCATCTCGATGTATGCGCGAGGTATGAGCACCCGCGAGATCGTTGGTCATGTGCAGGAACTCTACGGTGTGGACGTCTCTCCCGATCTGATCTCGGCGGTGACGGATGCCGTTCTCGAGGAGATTGCAGCCTGGCAGTCACGACCGTTGGAGGCCGTATACCCGCTGGTTTTCTTCGACGCGCTTCGGGTCAAGATTCGCGACGAAGGCACGGTGCGCAATAAGGCGGTCCACGTGGCGCTCGGCGTGCGCGGTGACGGAACCAAGGAAATCCTCGGGCTTTGGATCGAAACCAACGAGGGGGCGAAGTTCTGGCTGCGCGTCATGAACGAGCTGAAGAACCGGGGCGTGGACGATATCCTGATTGCT